ACTCCAAGAGTTTGCGCACCGCGGCCACGATCGTGTTGACCCGGCCAGGGTTGACGCCCATCAGCGCCGCGACCTTGTGCTGATCCATGCCGTCGACCAGGACCGCGACGACGACGCGCAACTTCTCCTGCGCCGTCAGAGCGGTTTTGCGTTCAGTGTAATCCTTCATCTGTGAGGCTCCTGTTTGATCCCGTAGCGCCGGGCGATCTCCGACGGCCCGGCCTGGATGGGCCGGTGCTTGCCTTCCAGGCGCTTGGTCTTGGCGATCTCCCGCACGTCGCGCCGGGTCTTCTTGTCGTGGCAGGCGAGGCAGAGCAATTTGCCGTCCTCGGCGACGAGCGGCAGGCGAGGATCGCCCACCGGCTGCATGCCTTCGGCGACGCAATGGTCGATCTCATAGTCGGCGCGCGTCGGGCATTCGGCGCCGCACAGCTCGCAGAACGTCCGCCCGCTGAGATCGGTGGCGCGGGCTTTGATTTTGCGCGCCGTCGCGGCCGAGAATGAAATGCGGATCATGCCGTCACCTTCTGCAGGTCCTCGGCCGAGACGCCGATCAGGTTCGCAATCCAGTCCAGGATGTCGTCCTTGCTCTTCTGGAACTCGGCCTTCTCCATCCGGTCGAGGCCGCGCATGCGCTGGCTGCGCGCGGTGCGGACGACGACGGTGGAGCCGCGCGTCACGACACGGGAGAACTCGTCCTTGCCTCGGACATAGGCCGCGACGCGCAACGCCGCCTCCTTGTTGCCAGCCTCGATGATCATCTCCCGATGCCATCCGGTGGCGATCAGCGCGGCTTTGCGCAGATGCTCAGGCGTCGGGAATGTCTCCATCAGCGGCTCAGGCAGATTGTTCCAGGCCTCGGCGATCCAGGCGAACTGATGCTCATGGCTGATCCAGTTCCGCTCGCTGACCTCGTCGAGCCAGTAGCGTTTGCCAAGCTCGTAGGCGCCGCGCGCAGCGTCAGGCCTCACCGGGACCATCTGCGCGCCGTTCCACATGAAACAATGCAAGGGTTTTATCCGGCTGTTTGGGGTTTTTGCCGGGTCACATTGTGTGCCAAGCGGGTTGGGGGAACCTCGCCTTCTGCGCCGTGTCCTCCAGGATGCGCGCGCCGAACAAAGCCTTGATGCGCCCATAGGCCGGGCCGCGATCGCGCTCGGACATCGTTCGGCCGACCAGCCAATCGAGGTAATTCTGATCGGCCGACAACGACATCAGGCAGCGTTTGAACTGCTCAGGGGTCAGGACGATGTAGCGGCGATTGCCTGGGCGCTCCTTGTCGAGAACGAGACGTCGCCACATCCACATGCAGACGGTGATGTTGAGCGAGAGCCAGAGGCGGCTGTAGGCCGGATCGCGGCTCCAGGCGGTGAGCGCCGTATTCAGGAACGCCGCGATCTTCTCGGCATCCTCCACCGTCAGCATTCTCGCCACGTCGGTGGAGCGGGTTTGCCCCATGGCGGGCGTCTCGTTGGCGGACCCATACCATTGCTTGAGGACCGCGCTCATCGACAGGAGAGAGCTGGAATAGTTGCGCTTGATGTTGCCGTAGCCGACGAACGGGCAGAGGCGCCGGATCGTCTGCAGCCCCTCGGACGAGCCTTCGTAGGCGCGCAGGTTGTCGTCGGGCTGGAAGGTCACCAATCGCGTGTTCAGCTCGACGAAGTCGATCGCCATGTCGGCGAGACTGTCGTAGCGTTTGAACGACACATCGGCGATGCATTCCTCCATGCCCGACAGGACGAACGCCTGCATGCGGTGCTTGCCGTCGCAGAGGTACAGGCCAGCCTCTTCGCCAGCGTCGATGATGCCGATCTCGATCGTCCCCTTGATGATGCCGCCGTTGCGCTTCAATTCCTCGCTGAGTTCACGCACCTTGTCGTTGACCTTGAGCGGGCGCTGGAATGGCGGGTCCTTCCATTTCTCCAGCGTCGCGGCGTCGATGATCAGGGTTTCCATCATCGAGCGCGCCGTCCGAGCTGCGGTCTGGTAGCCCTGCTCGGCGAGGTCTTTGCGGGTCGTGATCGAGGGCTGTTTCGGTTGTCTATCCAGCATCGCCTTCTCCCTTTTACGCCGCCTCCGCATAGCCGCGCCGCAGCCGATCGAGCTTCTGCTCGACCTCCCTGACGAACAGCAGGATCTCGGCCTCCAGCTCATGGATGGTGACGCCGTCGCGCTCGACGCGCTTGATGAAGATCTGCATCGCTGGCGGGAAGTCAGGATGGTAGGAAACGAAGTCCACCCAGCGCGTGGCCGTGCAGGCCATCTGCCATTGCATCTGGACGATGTGGTCGTTGCTGATCGTCTGGGTGAGCAGCGTGTCGAGGTGGGCTGCGGCGAGCGGGCATTTGATCTCGACGAGGCCATCGTTGAGGACGAGGCCATCGGGCGAGGCGTGCGACCATAGGATGCGTGGATGCGGGTAGAGGCCCGCCTCCTGGACCTCGCCGACATCGAGGCCTTTGACCAGCGTGTAGAGCAGGCGCGCTTCCGGCTCCAGGTCCGTGCCGCGCAGCATGGCTGGGGTCTTCCAGATTTCGACCGGCTTGCCGGTGAGCCGCTCCAGGACCTTGTTGGCCATCAGCGTGGCGCGATCGGCCGAATAGCCGGTCTTGGTGCGCCTCACGACCTTCGGCGCGTCGGATGCGCCAACCGAACCGCAGCGCGCTTGGCGCCATTCGTCAGTTCCTTGCTGGAGCATTGCGCTTCTCGGTCTTGGCGAGCTGCAGGACTTCGACGGCCCGATTGAATTGATCGACGTTCATGTCGATCACCGACTCGACGCCGATGAGCTTCAAGAGCGTCGCCTGCGATCGGCCGCTCTTCTCGATCAGCTCATGCATTTCGGTCGCTTGGTCGTTGCTGATCTTCGGCGACGAGCCGCCAGCGCCGCGCCCGTCGTCATCGACGGCGGCGGCGAGGCCGATCGCCGCGCGCAGGCAATAGCGTTGCAGGTAGGTCAGCGCCGAGCCGAGGGCCTGCACCATCGACATGCCGGTCGAGCCTGGATCCACCTTGTCGCCAAGCTTGGTGCGCTCGCTGTAGCCGTCGGCGTGGCTGATGATGCAGGTGACCCAAACCTGATTGCCGTCCTGATCGATGCTGAAGCGGTAGGAGAGGCCGTGCCGGGAGAACACCGGATCGACGACGCGCGCCACGTCGGCGAAGCTCTCGTAGCTGTATTTGACCCGCGCGCCGCCGTCTCGTTTGCTGGGATAGTCGACGGCGCGGGTCTTCAGGACCGGCGAGAGTTCGCCCTTGGCGTGGCTGATGGCGGCGTTGAAGGCGCGCTCGGCGATGCGGTCCTCCTCGGCCCGGCGGGCGGCGAGCAGGCGTTCGAACACATCGATGTTGAGGTCTGGCCGGGTAGCGAGCCGCTCGATCATGGCGAGCAGGCCGCCGCCCTCAGCCGCAGCTGGTAAGCCCTGAGCCGAGGACGGCGCATCAGCGGGCGACTGGTAAGGGACCGCGCTCGCCGACGATTGAGTGTCGCTCATTTCCAGCTCCTCGGAAAGCCCAAAGTTGTCCCCGCGCCATCTTGCTTGTCAAGGGATATAATGACGAATACTTGGGGTCCGTTGCTTTTGTTAAACGTCTAACGCTTTTCTGTTAAAGGTCTAACAGCTGTTAAACGTTTTACCACTTCGGTTTCGGCCTATGACAACAGGTTAGCAGGGAAGATACAACCGCGATATCTTTGAGCTCAAACCAACGTTGCTTTGACCGCGGTACGATTTTGCTTGACGAAACCAATACAGTCGAGCCACTTTACGCCGCATGGTGGCAAGACCCGAAACCGTGAAGCGATACTCCAAGCAGCGGTACGCCAACCGGCCGCCGAAGCGCCCGAAGCTCGACGAGCTGATCGCTTTGCGCAAAGCCAAGTTCCCCAAGATGCAGTGCCAGGAGTTCTGCAAGCTCCTCGGCATCACCCGCATGCACATGACGACGGTCGAGGTGGGCCGCCGGGAGCCGTCGCTGGAATTGGCTCTGCGATGGATCGAGGTCCTGGCGCCTGAGGCCCGCATGAGCATGTTCGGCCCGCTGCCGATCGCCGAGCAGCGGGTCCGCACCATCAAACGCCTGCAAGAGATTTCGCCCGAATTTTATCAAGCAGCCTGAGGCTTCCCGTGGCGCGTCGTAGGAAAAGCTATGCGCCATCGGAGACGGCCATCCAGGCCGCCGTGCTTGAACACTGGCTGACGCTCGGCGAGCCGCACACTCTGGTGGCGGCGATCCCCAACGCCCACGCCCATGGCCAGCCGGGTCTGACGCCGGGCCTCGCCGATCTCATGGTCCTGACGCCGAAGATCAGCGTCGGCTTCATCGAGCTGAAGAAAGACCCCTCCAGCAGGCCCACCGACGCGCAGATCGTGTTCGCCGAACTGTGCCGCATTCTCCGCGTCCCGCATGCCTTCTGCTATGGCCGCGACGAGCCGATCCGCATGCTTGAGATTTGGGGCGCCGTCAGGCCTCAAAGGGCGGCGGCATGAAGAACACGCCTGAGCAGGAAGCCCGCGTCCGCGCCGCCTTCCGAGACGCCTGGGAGTATGTCTATCCGGTGGCTGAACACGCGCATCGGCGCGGCGCCCGCATCGTGCAAATCAATCCGCTGATCGTGCGCCCCAACCGCGATGAGCGTGAAGGCTACGGCGACGATTTCGATCTCAGGATATTCAAGCTCGGCGACAACGACTGGAAGCGGTACGAGGTGAAGGGCAAGGGCAAGATCGACTTCAGCTCGGCCGACGACTTCCCCTATTCGACCGTCCTGCTCGACCGCACCAACAAGACCGATAAGTGTCTGGTCGACGGCTTCTTCATCGTCTCCAAGGACAAGCGTCATGCGGCCTATGTTCCCATGTCGACGCGGGACCATTGGCGAGAGGTGACCAAGTACGATGGCGACAAGGGCTACGAGGTTCGCCTCTACGAATGCCCGAAGGAACTGGCCTCCTTCATACGGATCGCGCCATGAGGCCGGTCGAGATCAGCGAGCAGATCGAGGCCATCGAGTGGGCGCTCCTCCAGGCTGCGCGGAGCGGCAAGCTCCGAATGGCGACCTATCTTGAGGCCGCGCTGGAGACGCTGAAACACCTGCAATTTATGAGGGAGGTGCTGAAGTAGAACCTGGACGGGGCGTATGGCCGAGCCCCGTCCAGGCCCGGTTGGTGAGTGGTTTCTAGCCCATCTCAACCAGCCCTTTATCAGAAAGTTCCAACACTTTGAAGACGCATGTTTTCAGAGTGCGAGATATCTCCGTCCCGGTTTTGCCTCCATGCACGGCGGGCTTCGACCTGCTCATGTACTTGGCGAACCGCAGCGCATGATGCGCAAACCAGTTCGCTGTCGGTTGAAAGACAGCGGGGCGAGCTTGGTCAACCAGTCGGTACCGTGGGGCCTCTGCAACCGACAGCGTGGTGCGAAATCCCGGAGCGCCGAGCAGAGCGGGGGACGGCAAGTCTCCCCCGACAGTAGCGGGAAACTTCAGCAGCGGAACCCGGCTGGCTGAAGGCTCGATGCGGTGGAACGCAGGCGGGCGGCGCGACGACCTTGGCCGGAGGCCGGGGCTAGTCGTGCTCTGCCCGCACGGTGGAGATGGGGTCCTGCGGACCCCACAAAGAAAGGGAGCTACGCGCGTGAGAGCGAAATCGAAGCTAAAGGAGATGGCCGAAGCAGGCGATCCGTGGGCGATCGCGACGCTGGCGAAGGCGAGGGCGCAGGGGCGGGCGGCCGGGCTGCATGGCGCCGCGATGCAGCGGGGCGAGGCGTCTGCGCGGCCTAAGGACCCAGCCTTCGCCCAGGCGATGTTGGACGCCGAGGATATCCGCCAATGGACGGATGGCCCCAAACCGGCGCGCTGGCGCATCTACAGGCTCGCTCAGGCGCTCGTCGATGGCCGATGAACCAGACGGCTCGACCGTCGAGATGCTGCGCCGTGAGGTGTTCGACGAGATTGGCCGCATGGCCATGATGGCCGAGGATTATGCGCTGAAACTGTTCGACTCGGCCGAGGCGCGCGATGTGATGCGCGTCGCCGGGCGGCTGCAGCAACTGCGCTTCTGCACGATGGCGATGATCCAGACCTTCAATCTGTTTTTGAGGAAACCGCATGGTCAAGACGTGGCCGAAGGAAACGGATCATCGCATTCCGATGGCGAGGATCAGCGATCCAGGGATGGAGTGGCACGACGTGAACCTCAACGACCTCCTGGGCTGCGCCAGGAGGGAGCTGGAACTGCGGCAGCGGGTCTATCCGAAGTGGGTAGCCAAGGGGACGATGAAGGAAGCGAAGGCCGAGCAGGAGATCGCGCTGCAGCGCACGATCGTCGAGTTCTTGACGCATTGCATCTTCAAGGCGGTGACCCGGCAGAGGCGTGAAAGCGGCGCGTGATTACCCTGCGCCGCGTTTGTCGCGCGCCTTCGCTCGCTGCTCCGGCGTCATGTTTCCCCTTCGAATGCCTTGCTTGGTGGCGGTGACCGTCCCAGGCTTGAGGTTGCCAGCCTTCTGCATCGCCGAGACGCCGACGGCATAGGGGTCAGCTACGCCCTTGGCCCTGAGCTGGCGGACGACGCGATCGAGAATTTTCGGCATCGGGCCTCAGCTGTAATTGTAGGGCGAGGTCATGCGCGTTCCCTGGTAGTCACGCGCCGCTTGCTGGCCTGGGAAGAATGGCCCCATCGAGTCGGGGAACACCATCCCTTTCTGCATCGGTCCCATGCCCCATGGCGCGCGCGACATGCCGCCCTGCGCCATCGGGCCAGGGACGCGCCCGCTGACCGGCTGGGCGTTGCGGGCTGGGACGTTCGCCGGGTTGGCTGCTGGCTGTCCGCCGCCGAACAGGCCGCTCCAGTCGGCGGCGGTGATGATCGGCGCCGAGCCTGGGCCGCGCTGCGCGGTTCCGTAAGGCATGGCGATCGCGGGTCTGGGCGCCCCCTGTGGAGCCGCGCCTTGTGGCGCGGGAGCGGCTGCAGCGCCTGCATGCAGGCCGCCGGGCGGCAGCGGCGGGCCATAGGGCTGGACGCCCCTGGAGGCGCCCTGAGGCAGGATAGCGTCTCCAGGGGCCATAGGACCGTCCTGGACGGCTTGCCCGCGCGCCTGGGGCAGGATGCCCATCCCAGGCCCTTGGGGAGGCTTGGTGACGCTGTCGGCGAGGGGCGGCACTTGGCTGGCGTCGATGGCATTGTTGACCGGCGGCGTGCCGCCCCTGTTCAGCGCCGCTATGGGGTCATTCTCGGCCGCCTGGGCCGAGCTGACGGGATTGAACATCGATGCGAGATAATCGAGCCAGCTCGTCCCGCTATAGCCGGGCGGGGTTGGGCCGCCGTTGGGCTGTCCGCCTTGGTTCGCCCACCATGGCATGGCGCTGAGATCGGTGACTGGCATCAGCGTGTCTCCGTAACGGGTCCGACGGCCACGGCGTCGGCATAGCCTGATCCGGTGGCGTTGAAGGCGGTCACGCGGCAGGTGATGAGCTTGCCGACATCGCCCTCCATCAGGGGCAGAGTCGGCGCATTGATGCCGATGTCGGAGCTGGCGACATGGCGCCATGCATAATCGTAGCGCGTCGGCGCGTTGCTCCAGGTGCCGGTCGAGCAGGTGAGCGTATCGCCGACGGCGGTTGCGCCTTCGATCAGGGGCGGCTCGGTGTTGACCGGCGGCAGGAGCGGCTCCTCGGTGTTGTCCTCGCCTGCCAGCTCCTGCAGGATCGATCCCATCTCGGCCGCGCCTGGATCGGTCCTGCCCTTGTTGACCAGGATGAGCAGCTCTCGCTCCAGGTCATTGGTCGCTTCGTTGGGGCTGAGGCCGTCGGCTGGCTTCATCAGCGCGATCGGCTGAGTGACGCTTGTGTCGGCCGCGACCTTTGCGCCGATCGAGGCGAACGTGTCGACGATCGCATCGGGCGGCATGGCGTCGTGGTAGTGTTTGCGCGCGATGAGCTTCGCTGCGCTGGTGAAGTCCTCCGCGCGCATGGGTCAGCTCCGCTTGGTGGGCGGCGTGACGCCCGGCACTTGCTTGTTGTGGCCAGCGCCCTGGCTGACATAGGCCGCGCCTCCGGCGAGGGCGTGCGGATCGATGACGGGCTTGTCCTCGTCTTTGCGCGGATCGGTTTCTTTCTCATAGGCAGCCATGCCGTGCGCTTCGATCCATGCCGATCGGGCGCGTTGCTCGTCGGCGATCGTCATGCCGTCGCCGGTCCATCCTTGTGGCGGTTTCTCGGCGCGCGGATCGATGGCGGGTTCGACGTTCCATTCCGGCTGAGGCGGCATGGTTCTGATCTTGGATGGATCGTCCCAGCGCGGCGGCACTGGGCCTGTCGTCGAAGGCTGGGTGATTGTCGCAGCCTTGGCGGAACGCGGGTCTTCCGGCGGCTTGGGGGGCGGCGGCTGCTGAGGCGGGGGCGGCGCTGGGCGAGGCGGCTGTGGCGGCTGCGGTTGGTTGGGCATTGGGTCAGCTCCTGGTTGGAACTGATCAACGCCTGTAGCACAAAAACAGAACCATGAAAAAAGGCCGGGGAATGGATGAACCCGGCCTTCAGTCTCTTGCTATGCTTCCAAACAGCGAGGCGAGCCTATTCGGCTTCGGTCTTGTTGTCACCTGAGTGCATGTGCTTCTCCCAGTCGGCCGTCGAGATGGGTTTCTTGAGCATGTTCGGTTCGTTCTCGTTCTCGATCGTGGCCTCGGCGCGTTCAAGCGCGCGGGCTAGTTTCTGCCAGCGTTCGCCCTTCTGCTTTTGTGCGGCGCGTTTGAGCGTCGTCAGCAGGGCCTCCGGCTCGTCCAGCTCGATCAGCGTCTCGATCGTCTCTTGCATCAATTCCATTATGCGCTCCTTGTTTCGCCTGACGGCGTAGCGGAATGCTAGCCCAGGCTTAACGCTCAAATCGCCGACGCTGCTCCCGCCGGTCCACACAAGATCGTCGTCGAACTGCAGCTCATCGGTGAGCGTGAGGCCGCGCTCGATGATGAGATCGCCTTCTTTCTCGCCCAGCTCAAACATGTCGAGCTGATCGCGGTAGGTCTGCAATTGCCGCTTGAAGCTATCTTCGTCGTCGTCTGGGGCGAGCGCCCATAGCACGTTGTCGCAATGCGCGATCGAGTAGGTTGTCATCGGTGTTTTCCCTTACCATTACAGCCCGCTTAAGTAGGCGCTGGCTTGGGATGATGCAACCGAGCAATCATTGGAGGCTTTTGAGCTGGTAGGTCCCAGGCCCGACCTTCTCGATCAGGCCGAAGCCCACCCATGCCGTGATGGCGCTCGACAGGCCGTTGTGGCTGAAGTTGTTGTCCTTGAAGGCTTGGCGAAGCACGCTCAGATGCACCGGGCCATTCATCAACACAGGCCTGATCGCGGCGAACCGTGAGCCGCCTGTGGCGTTGCGCCGTCTGCCGCGCCCGCGCTTGGCGATCTGCGGCTGCGGCTTGGCGAGCTTGGCGATCGGCGCGTGCGGTCGTTCCCTTATCTCCTCGACGTTGAGGTCCTCGATCGGCAGGAGCTTGGCCATGAGGCCGAACATGGTTTCTGCATCGATGGTGAAGCCCAGTCTGAATTTGACGCTCATCATTTGCCCCTACGGTATTTCTTCATTTGCACGACATGCCGCACCGAGACTGGCCTCTCGATCGAATGCATGTTGCGCGGCTTCGGTTGCGGCAAGGCTGGGACGATGTGGATGGCGGCTTCGTGCGGCACGAAGCCCAGCTTGTAGCCGAGCGCCCGCGCCACGGCGTTGAGCGTTGCTGCCTGCGGTCGCTTGGTTTGGCCGTTGAACCAGTTGGTCAGCGTGCCGGTGGCTACGCCAGCGTTCTCATGCAGCCATTTGTAGTTGACGCCGCTATCCTCGTAGAGCGTCCTGATCTCGTCGATGATCGGGTCCTTATCCACAAAATTGTAAGACTTGTAGGTGAAGCTCGCCATGCCCTCTCCTTCAGTGTTTCCGCATTTTGATTTGCGGCTCGACGTAGAGTTTGTAGTTGAGCGGGATCAGTTTGCGCACCGCTTCCAAGTGTACTTTCAGGACCAGCTCCCGATAGCCTTCGGTGGCTTCGTCGTCGCCGTTCTCATCGACATGGGCGGCGAGATACATGGACAGGAGATCGGCCAGGATCGCTCCTTGGGCGGACGCATCCATGCCAGCCAGCATGCGCCTGATCTTCATGGTGAGCGTGATGCTCTTGAGGCCGCGCTCGGCCGCCTCGTCGAATTTGTCTTTCTTCTTCACGCGCGCCACAGCTCTTCGCCGCGCGTGTATTTGTAGCAGATGATGCGCCGCTTGCCGGTCAGCTTGGCGATCTCGGTCGCGTGATGCTTGAAGAGTTCGACGACGCCGGGCGAGCCGGTGACCAGCGGGCCTGCCACGGCGAAGGTTGGCATGATCGAGGCGAGAATGCCGCGCCTGCCGTCTTCGTCCTCGCTGACGAACACATAGATCTCATCGAGCGTGCGGTCGTTGGGCGGATCGTGGATCGCAGTCATTTGAGCTTGTCCACAGCGGCGATCAGATCGAGGGCCGCCTGGATTGAGACGAACCGTTCGATGTGGGCTCTGACGAAGACTTCGCCTGGGTGGTCTTCATGGGTCGTGATCGTCACCTCCGGCCTCGCCACGGATTGCAAGCCGCCGGGCATCAACTCCCCGACGGTCATGTCGAGCGCCTTGGCGAGTTTCTCCAGGTTGTCCTGGCTCGGCAGGCCCAAGCCGCGACACCAGACTGACGGCCGATCACGGCCTCTGGCGACGTTCTTGCCTTCGGTGTTCTTGTCTCGGCCCCAGATCAATTCTGCGAGATCGGATTGGCTCATGCGCCTCGCCTTCAGAATGGTCTTCAGCCGTCGTCCGAACTCAGGCGCGGTCATGCTCATCACGCTATTGCTACCTGCAAGATGTCATGGTTGCAAGCTGGACTCGACTAACAGATTTGCTAGGCTCCGCTCGCCATGCCCAAGCGTCGCCATGATGCGGATACACGTCGCTTCTTTGATGAATTTCAGAGCGTGCGCGTATCGCGCCTGAGGGCCAACGGCACAGTCGATCCCTCAAAGCTCAGTGCGCTGATCCCATTCCCCGACGGCTCGACCAAGCTCATCAACACCGCGCACGTGCGCTTTCCCAATGGCGGCGGATGGTCGTACTTCAGATGTCCGAAATGCGATCGTCGCGTGCGGCAGCTCTACCTGATCGGCAAATCGCCGCGCTGCTCGATCTGCTGCCAAGCCTTGAACATTCGCCATCGATCAGCCTACGCCTTCGGCCGCCAAGCTCGTAGGACGGCCAAGGACAGGCATCTCGATCTCCTGATAGCCAAGCTTGAAACAAGCGAACGCCTGCGCCTGAAGCCCGCGCCAGCGCATTGGGGCGGCAGATGCCAAACGATCGCCTCTAGCCGCGATCTCAGCCTCAGCATGCGCAAACGAATGGTCGAGCTGAGATTGAACCAGATCGCAGATCAACGCCTGCAAGGCGATACAATCGCCTCACACACGCCCACAGCAGCCGCCAGACAGCTCATCCAGGTCAAACCAGTCTGGCGAGCCAGCTCAAGCGAACGCCTGCAGAAAGCCCTGGATAAGGCACAGAACACCATACTGAAGGCATTGGATAGCGACGATCCTCAACAACGACATCTAGCCGCAATCCTCATGATGCGAACTAAACAGGCCAGGGAACGAGGCCTGCGATAACCACAGTCAGATGCACCAAGCTGTGGCGCCAGATTGTCATCACAAATAAGTATTTGATTTTATTGAGTTTTTCGCTCTACGTCACGCTTTATGACACCAGTATAGAACAGCGACTATACTGTACTATATTATGATGTGGTGATGTTACGGACAATCCGTAGTTTCAGCCATGTCTGGGTTGACGCGGCTGGCCTTGGCATGGCAGGCTGAGGCAGGCTGAGAGGCTGATCGAGCTTGTGAGCGCAACCGCTGGCGCTTGGTGCAACCTGGAGTATAGATTTAGCCATGCTATCTATGCACAGCTCGCCCAAAATCCCGCACGTGCGGGATTACAACCTAGCAATATCAAGAGCTTACGAGCCGCATCGGATTTCGGTGTGGAATGCGATGTGGGATCATGGGCTTACGAGCCATTTCTCACCATCAATCAGATCAATGACTTAGCATATGCAGTGTGATGGTTACATTATAACAGCACAAATACATTAATAATATCAAGGATTTAAGTAGCATTGTTATGTGAATATTCCGCTATGTAAGCGCGCAGTCCGTTGCCATTGCAACCGCGCGATGGGACCCACTCTGCGTATTCTGGAAAACCGAAATGACCCCCCTTACCCAGGGTGGGTTGGGGGAGGCCCCCGAAGGGGGGGTCCCATTCCACCATCACCCTCATTTCCAGACTACACCGCCGCTGAGGTAAACTAAACTTCTGGTATTGTAAACAAAACTCAGGCAATATTGTTTACGAGTTTTGTTTACAGCAGAGGGTTTTTGTTTACATGGAAGGCGGGGTTTTGTGGCCGTGCCGCTACTGTGGCGAGCGGTTCTCTGATCTGTCGGAGCATTATCCTAGCTGTGCGGCGAAGCGTCGGGCCGAGGCGGCGGCGGATTTACGGCGGCTAGAGGTGTTGGAGGCTGAGGCGCGGCCATCGATTGAGCCTACGCCCCCGGTTAAGGCTGGGGGGAAGCGCGGGCGTCCGAGGAAGCATGCTGACCGGCGCGCTTACATGCGGGACTACATGCGGGCGCGTCGAAGGCCTGGGTAGTTCCACCTATATTTACCGGAGATGGAACGACTTATCCACAGTCCAACACATTTGGGGAGGTGACCTTGGGGCGAATTGCGCTCTTCTTGATGGAGCAAATATATCGTAGCTGTTAAACGTTTAACAACCGGGACGTTGTTAGACGTTTAACACCAAGCTGGCTCATTACTTCGGGGGAGGCCGGGGGATGCCCGACGATCGGCGGTCGTTCGACGCTGCGGCCTGGAGGCGGGAGTACATGCGGATGTACATGCGCAAAAAGCGGGAGCGGCTGAGGGAGGCCAAGGCCTTGGCGAAACTGACGCCCGCGCAACGGGAGGCCTTGCAGGCGGAGCGTGACGATGACCAGACCTAAGGCTGAAGTTGCGGCTGAAAAGAGCGCCAACGAGAAGAACCTCGACGAGCTGCGAGAGGTGCGGGACGCGATCGCCGACGCGATCGAGGCCTTGAAGGTCGGCATGCGCGGCTCCGCGCCTGCGGTGCGGGAGAAGTACGTCTTCAAGCTCGGCTTCGCCTATGGACAGCTGCGCCGGATCCTCGGCCGCGACCAGGGGGAGAATTTCGACCCATGATCGACGAGGCCAAGGACGACGTCTACGAGATCGTCCTCATCCAGGCCGAGGCGATCAAGCGCGGCAGGCTGACCATCTGGACCGTGTACGAGCGTCCGAAGGATTACCCTATCGGCTACGTCGCGCGCGCCTTTGAGATCACCTCGACCGGCCCCAAGCCGACCAGCCACGCCATCAAATGCCTCGACCTTCAGCCGATCCAGGAGAAGCTCATGCGCGCTGGCCTGACGCGGCTCATGCGCGACGACAACGACGAGGCTCACATCGTCGAGAGTTGGGTGTAAAACAACATAGGGAGCAAGCGATGGACGCCGATGTCAAGAAGGTCGCATCCAAGAAGCTCGTCGACGCCTTTCTCGCAGGCGTCAGGGCCGAGCCTCTGTACGAAGACCGCGCCGAGCGCGCCATGCCGATCGCCATGGCGGTGATGATGTTCATCGTCGACGAAAAGATCGAGCCTGCCACGTTCTTGAATTGGCTCGATCGCATCGCCGAGACGACCATCATCGAAGCCACTAGCCGGGAAGAGGCTGACCTGTTCGACGAAGCAAGGAGCGCCCAATGGCACTGACCGCAATTCTCGCATTCGCCTCAGGCCTCGCCGCCAAGGTGAAGCTCCCGCCCAGCGGCTGGGTCCCGCTGGCAAATCCAGCATCGACGGCATTGCTGAAGCTGCGCGCGATGCAGCTTGACAACGAGGTCGAGCGCCTCGATCGCGACCTCGCCGTGCAGAAGAGCCTCGTCGAGCATTGGAAAGGCGAGGCGCGGGCGACGGCCGAGCGCAACGTCGAGCTGCGGCTTGAGCTGGACGCCATGCGGGCCAGGGAGCGGCAGGCGTACTATGACCCGGCCGCCCAGATGGCCCAGATGGCTCATGCGCAGCAGATGGCCATGTACAACCAGCAGCAGGCGCAGGCGCTTGGCCAGCTCCAGGCGCAGCAGTATGGCATGGCGAACCAGCAGCAGCAGGGACTGCTCGGCGCGCAGAACCTGCAATTGCCGGCAGGCTGGGATTGCACCTGCATCCCCGATCGCGCCAGCGCATTGCGAAGGAGTTAACCGGCGGCGTCCTGGCGGGTTCTTTACCTCTTTCTTCCCGCCAGCGTCCCGTCACGCCCCCAAAGCCCCCCAGCGGAAGGCGTCTGGACGGAAACGAAAGCCGACGGCGAAAAGGAAGGGGCGGGCCAGTGTTTCTAAAGGTCCCGCCCCTTCCCGATTTTGAGGTGAAACGATGAGCGATCTTCAGCCCCTGACCTTCGTTTTCATCCTGATCATCGTATTTTGCATGGGCTGGTGTTGCGGGATGTGGTGGATGATGACGAGGAAACGATGACTGCTTTCGATCCAGAAGCCCTCAGGCCGATGATCCTCGACCGGCGCGGCGATGTCGGCGCGATCGCCGACGAGATCGAGGCCGACTCGGAGGAACTGCGCAACTACATCATGAACACGCCGGTCCTGCGCCGCGCCCTCGACGAGGTGATCGCGCGCGGCGTCGACAAGGCGATCCGCGTCCTGTTCAAAGGCCTCGACGACGAGGACCACTACAGCAACCAACTCGCAGCCACCAAGGAGATCCTCAAGACCCGCCCAGCCCAGCGTCGGGGCTTTCATCATGCTGGCGATCTTGAATTGAAGATGCCCTCCAAGGGCGGCGCCCTGACGCTGACATGGCTCAGTCCAGAGGACAGCCGCAAACCGGAGCCGCCGCTCATCGAAGGCCATGTCGAGCGCGACGAGTGAGGGACCTCAGCGAGCTTGACGCCTACCGGCAGCGCGACCGGCGCGTGCTTGAGATGTATGGCAGCGTCGGCGACGAAACCTGCGGCGTGTTCAATCTGCCTTCGCCGCGCACAGGCGCTCGCCTCCACTGCATCGCATCGAGCGGCGACGGCTGGGATCATGTCTCGATCAGCCTGCCGAACCGCATCCCGAACTGGCAGGAGATGGAGCTGGTCAAGCGCACGTTCTTCAAGGACGACGAAACCGCGATGCAGCTCCACGTGCCGCTCGCCGATCACATCAGCAAACACCCGAATTGCCTGCACCTCTGGCGGCCGAACGATGGGCGTGAGATACCTCGCCCGCCGCCAGAGTTCGTAGGATGACCTTCGCCGACACAGCCAACGACAATGCGCCGCTCACCATCCCCTATCTGCCGCGTCGGCACTTCCTGGCCGTGCATGCGAGCGAGAAACGATGGATGTTCGTCTGCGCGCATCGGCGAGCCGGTAAGACCGTCGCCCTCGCCAATCACCTGATCCGCGCCGCGTACTTGAACAATCGGGAATGGCCGCCGCCGCGCTACGGTTATGTCGGCCCCTCGTTTGAGCAAGCGAAAGATTTGGTCTGGTCGTACTTGAAGCAATACACCGCGCCGATCGAGGGCGTGCAATTCCGAGAGGCCGAATTGGCGATCGTCATGCCGCACAACGGCGCGATCATCAAACTCTACGGCGGCATGTCAGCCTACGAGCGCATGCGCGGCATGTACTTCGACGGCATCGTCCTCGATGAGTTCCCGCTCCTCAACAAGACCGTGTTCTCGACCGTCGTCCGCCCTTGCTTGGCCGACTATGGCGGCTTCGCCATCGTCTCAGGAACGTCGAACGGCGACGATCACTTCAACACCCTGCGCCTCAAAGCCATGGACGACGAGCGATGGGACGTGTTCCTGATCCCGCTCTCGTCGACCGGCGAGGAGGCCCTCAGCTTCGCCGAGGCGAAAGAGTTGACGCAGGACATGAGCGCCGACGAATACGCGCGGGAGATGGAATGCTCATTCGACGCGCCGGTCGAAGGCGCGTATTTCGCCGAAGCTCTCAACGCCCTCGCCCTGCAGGGACGGGTCTGCCCGGTGCCGGTCGATCTGTCGGCCCCAGTCATCACCGCATGGGACCTCGGCGTGCA